TCTCTCTCTCTCTCTCTCAGGCCTCAAAAAACCCGGTCATGGCCGGATTAGTTATGGTTAAGGTCCGGGTTGAGATCGGAGAGCTGATGGAATGGGCGATTCTAGTCTGTTTGGCTCTCGGAAATATGCTTCTGACTGTTTGGATCGGGGCTAGACTCCAAGCCTTGTTCGCGAATGCCATAACGAACCTAGACGGAACGGTTGCGGCTGCAATCAAGTCACTCATCGAGCATGGGATGGGCGACCTTGAACCGATTAATCCTGTACAGGCTGCGATCGCCCAATTCATCACCACTAGAATGAGCGATCCTAAAGAATCGGTCATGGCCGACTTTACCCGAGATCCCAATGGTAAGTTTTCGCAACCATAAATAACAACGGTTGTCCGCTGTGATCCGTGCCACGCAAGAAGAAGACTACACGCCGAAAGAAACCGGCCTTCTCGATCCTGAATGGAATTGAGGCCCTAGCGTACGGTTCGTTGATCACGGAAGGGGTGGCAGGGACTTCAATTACGGGATTTCTTTTCGGTGATACAAATCTAGGAATGACCACGACCACAACCTCAGACTCATGGCATGGAACTCAAACTCTCGGTACGACCATGACCGGAGAAGGCGAGATCTCGCTTGGTGACATCGTTTCCGAACCGTCAATGGCAATCGGCCAAATGACACAGAACTTTCAGGCGAATATCCTTCCAATGGCTCTCGCAGCTTTCGGAATTTCCATTTCATTTCGCGTCGGAAAACGCCTTCTCAGAAAACCGATTTCTTCAGTTAACAGAAATTTGATCAAGCCCGCTCTCGGAGCCGGCATCAGGCTGTGAAATTATGGCAAACGTCAACGTGTACGGTGGAGTCAAGGACGCCCGAGGCCGAATCATTCCAATGCATAACGCGGCCACGACCGAGGCCACTTTGGATGAGGTTCTCACAGACAGTTCGCTGGTCGGATCTCAACAATCTCTAGGTACATACGGTGACCAGCTCGGAAACTATGTTTGCCGCAGTGGCGGAGTATCAATGGAAACGGACAGTACCTACAATTTTGTGCGTTCCGCTGGAATCATCAAGGGAGTCTTCCCGCAGGGATCAAACAAGGACGGCGGTTGCTCACCAATGCCCGCGCCTGTACCCTATCCGTTCCGCCTAGCTAGTGGCGACCAGCTTATGGTAATGGTAAATGCAATTACCGATCGCGAGGCTTCACTGTCGGTCGCTTGCAGCAATGGCGAGTACCATGTGTTTTCGGTGACGCCTAGTGGCAGTTCAGATTTTCACGAATTCGTTTCGGTCTTGACCGGAAATGGCATCGGCGAGACACTTCAAGGCCGCGTCGTTACCCATTGGTATGCGTACAGCGGAAACAATGACGCGGAGCTTACTTCTCTCGTAAATGTCGTCAATGGATCGGGCGTACCTATCGGAACGGTCGGGTTCAACAATTCCGGCGGTTCGACATCTTGCACCTTCCAGCCGTCCGGCGGAGTTCCGATCGCATTAAATTCACGTGCGGGATTCTCAACGGATGGCTGAAAAGATGGCGATCTCTAAGAGAGCAAAGGCTCGCTTCAAATTAATGTCAGCCTCAGAACGCGCAGCCGTCAGAAAGGCGGCAAAGCTCCTGTTCGACTGTGAATTGATGGGCGTTAAGAGAGCTAGAGAAATTACGCGATGGGCTGACAAAAGGTGATCCCATGCCTAATTACGGTCTTGGTCAATTCCTGATTAGCGAGGGTACCATTCCGGCCGCTTCCGATGCCGATGTTCTATTCAGGGTATTCACTGCCGGAAAAACTCCGGTCCGTATCGAGTTCGTACAATACTACGGTGGCGACTCGGGAGAGTTCGCACAGCTAATCTTGATCCCTCCCAACGTGGCCGCCATCGGCCTCAAGCCTAGCGACACGGCAGGCACTCTTGCGATCTGTTCACATCAGTACTTCGGGGGAGGTATTGCGACTGTCGATCTTCCGAACTCCCTAGGATCAGATAACGGCGGGCGTGGTAATCCTCGCTTTACACCGTTTGTGATTCCCGCGTTTAGTTCGATTGCGATTTCACAAGATACGACGAATACCGCCGCTTGGGTCTGTACAATCGGGGGATATGAGATTGCCTAAGAGCAAGCCCGATCAAGTGATTATCCACCGAATTGAGTTCCAAGAAACGGAGCGAGATTTGTTAAAGTCGGCCATGACCGCTTATTCCTTTAGGAATGTCACTAAGGGCGTTTTCAACCTGACTTCAGACTTGACGACTGTTGTTCTTCTCATCATTGCGGTTGAATATGTCTTCAAGATAACGATCCTAGACGATGTACTGCTTGGGGCGTTGGGATTAGGTACAGCTACGGTCGCTTCGTTGGCTGGTGCGCTCGCTGAATCATGGGCTAACTATCGACAGTCTCAGGAATACAGCGAGGAATATCATGAGCGAGCGCACAGTGTGACCGGCGGATTGCATAACCTATTCGATAACATCATTGGGATCTTTACCGGCGAGGTTGTAACCCGTCTTGAACAGTCTCGGGAATAGAAGCGTGTCTCTGTGAAAATTTGCCTCTTGGGTGGGGGTATAGAGGCATTCGCTGACATAACTTGACTCAGTGCCGGGCTGAGGGGTTAGAGGCGCTCAGATTGGCTCTAACGGCCTATTTCTGAGAAGATCCGCTTCAATAGACCCTTTCGGGGTTTTTCGACCTTGACCGGCTTTGCATTTCCCTCAAGATCTAGGTTAGCAAGAGGCATGATGAATCGGTTATGATCTTCGGCTCGATCTTGTAGCCATTCAAGAACGCCCTTTTCTTCAGAAGCTACGGTCGCGCCATCCTCGCGAACGCTCCATAGATCAGGAATTAAATTATCAGTCTTGAATCCTCTATGTTTCGATGATCGCGCCTCGTCTAATTCTAAGACATGAGCGCGGGCTGCTGCGACCGCCTCAAGTGGTGGCGTTCCTAGCGGCCAACAAACGCGACAGAAGTGTGTGCGCGTAGGGACACAATAGGATTCACAACCGGGCCAAGTGATTACTTCTCCGAGGTGTTCTCCGCCGTTATCGTCGCGGTAATACAGATGAAGACATTCGCGGACAAAGCGGGAGAAATTCTTTCCTTCGCGCTTCATCCTTTGAGCAAGCCGGGCGGTCTCAGGGTCGAGACTGACTGAGGTGTTATGGCTCATGATCTAGGAACCTCCGAGAGTTTGTGAGTGATCCCGCGACGAGTGATGAAACACTGTTGATTTTGAATAGCTGCGACCGCCTCAAAATCGGGGCAGGTAAATTCAATTTTACAGTATGAGCAAGCAAGCTTCAATCAGACAACCCCCCTTTTCCGGTCTTGGTCGATTTATCGTGTACCAAGATCGATTCATTGGCTGGACAGATGGGGTTAACGCAGCCTAGTTCAGCGAAGATGTGAATCACTTCCGGGTTATTTGTCCGAATTTGAAAATTCAAATTGCACTCATAACAGAAGACTAGGACTTCCTCGGAGAATGGAATGTCACCCATTGAAGACATCAATCCTCATCCTCATCTTCACATAGGCATTCATCGATGCTTTCCTCACAGTACACGCAGTATGAATCATCGTCTAAGTCGTCGTCGCCAAGGAAGTTCAAGATCCGCTCGTAATTGTCGGAGATCCTAACCAATAGATCCCGGTTTGCTTGTTGTTCTATCTCGCGCTGCTCGTATGCTTCGTCGTCTTTGATCACGGCCAACGCGTCACCAAGCAGCTCTTGAAGAAAATCAGTGGGTAACGCGTCCAGCTCCCAAGCTAGTTCAGTTCCGGTTTGAGCAATATATCCCGGTAAGCGGGAACTTCCCGGCTTCGCGAGTGAACTAGGTGGGTTGAACTTGCGAACCTGATCTAGCGTCAACCCTAGTCGCTTAATCGTCAGATTCGTAACACCGAAGGTTTGCATGATTTCCTCTAGCTGCCGGGCCATGTCGAGTCCTTCCGGGTCATGGTCGGAAAGGAATAAGATAACGATCTCTTGATTATTGTAATCCATTCGCTTGAATCGATCAGCAGCCCGCTTGAGCGAAGAAATTGATGGGTAACCCTTCGATGCAAAATAATTGACGCGGAACTCCGCAGCGACGGGTCGGATAACTGAGGAAAGCGCGTCCTTCTCCGTCCAAATCTCGACCTTGACCGGAGAAGTACTCCAAAGATCCTCGCTGTACGATTGGGACCAAGCCCGGATAGCATTCTTCGGGCTTTGCCAACCATGACCGGAACCGACCAAGCTACGGCCCCGATCTTCAATTACTGACCATGAAACTTCACCAGCCATTCGGGCGTTTCTTAGAATATCGCCTAGCTTCTTGTAATTCCGTTGCGTGTTTTCGTATAGGTCACGTGCGACGAACTGATAATGCAATTGACGCAGTGAAACCTGCGCTCCGCCGTATTCGCTCATGATCGCGTTAGCTTGCTCGATTACCTTCGCGGTCTTGGCCGCGAACCTCCTTTCCTCAAATTCTTCTTTTGCCATGTTGGGTGATCTCCGGCCCTAGCCAACACGCCTTTGCACTTAAGGTGTATTATTTGCATAATCTAGTAGTAGTATAGTAATGTAATATTGATTATCTCTCTCTCTCTCTCTCTCAGGCCTCAAAAAACCCGGTCATGGCCGGATTAGTTATGGTTAAGGTCCGGGTTGAGATC